CCCCGCCCTTGCTTTCGTGCGCCCTGCCACCCTAAAAAAACTCACGAGCCCTAACAGAAAATGGAGTCTTTTGACGCGAGTGGATCGACCGAAATTGCTTCAGTTATTCCACAGGGCCTTATCGAAGCGCCTCAGCAGGCCGAAAAAAACGTTGGTCAATCTCAAATGGCCGAGTTCTCCTCGTCTCTGGATGAGGTCATGCCTATGATGAGCGGTCCGGCGATGGCGCAGCAGGCGGCGTCTGCACCGGCCCCCGCGCCTCCTCCTTCCCAGCACCAGCACCAGACCCAGGGCCCGAAGAAGATCCCTTTCGGAATGACTGTCCAGCAGTACATGGCGGCCCTCGCAGGTCTCGCGGCCGTCGTCGCCACGTCCAAGCAGGTCCAAGAGCGCATCGCTCAAATGTTCCCGAACGTCGAGCCCGGCTCCATGACCGCCATGCTCGTGACGGCCCTCGTGGCTGCCCTCGTGTTTTACGCCGCCGAGAAGTTCCTCTAGGGCTTTATGTTTTCGCCACAGTACGGGCCCACGTAACCAGGCTTGTATAGGTCGTGCCCGGCACAGTACTTTTTGAGATCTTTGAAATTTTTCCAAAAATTATCAGAGTGTTCATATTCCCGAACTGTTGAATGACTCAATTCGTGAATCAGAACATGCATGGACGTGTTGAGCGCCTTGGGGCCGATGTTGTCCATGCACACGTAAATTTCGTACCCCTTGTTGACATTATAGGCTATGGCCCCCTTGGCCTTGGACCATCCATTCATGGCCGTGAGAATAACGCGCTTCTTCAGGGGTTCCCACCGCGGATCGAGGTTCGGGTCGTCGCGGATCACCTGCAGAAGTTTGGCGTACCTTTGCTTGAGTTGGGCCAGGAGCGGGGGGTCCCGACACCCATACATGAGGATGGCACACACGAGGACCAGACCGAGTGTGACCACCGTCCAGTCCATCTCTACTTGGGACCTCTATTTTTTTTGAAAACAAATTTAGAATACAGATCCGAAATGAGTCCCGTGGGTCTAGGCACCATGGGTTCCCACACGACCAGATCGAGCCCGCGTGTATCCAGGTCTTGGATCAGGCGCGTCGCGTCGAGCAAAGGTTCCGAGCGCCCTCCAGCCGCATAGAACGGACCGTCCACGAGCCTGACGTGGAGACGGTCACCCTGGAGCGCGAACGAGTTCCCCAAGGAGTCCTTGAAGTTCCCCGAGGGATCTGCAAGCACTTGGGCCCTGGCCTTTTCGGGCACGATCCCTATCAAAAGTCCCCCCGGTTTCAGGGACTGTGTCAGGGCCTTGATAGATGCTCTGTATGTGACCGGGTCTTCAAAAATGTAATGGAGCGAAAAGTTGTAACAAATGACATCATAGGGCCCCGAGGCCTGTGCCTCGAGGATCGTCCCGGGTCCTAGGAACCACACGCCCGTGTCTGAATCATGGGCCCTCTGTTCTGCTTCACGCAAAGACTCTTCGTCAGGATCTATAGCAAAGACGTGTGCTCGCGTCGATTTCCACTTGAGAATGTCCCCGCCTCGGCCGCACCCGCAATCAAGCACCTTGGCTCCGGGTTTTGTGACCCAGCGACGAATAAGCTCTCTTTTGTAGTCGTTGTGTTGCTTTCTGAGTGCATCCATTTTGGCCACTTAAAAGAAAAGCACGTTTACCTTTTAAATGGGCGAGCTCACAAACGACTACCTGACGATCCCTGGTCAGCTCTTTGCGTGCGTGTCTTTCGTGGGTCCTGACCAGCCCCAGAAGAATGACCTCTTGGGAATGAAGATTCGTGGATGTTTCCCGACACGTGACGAGGCCTCCTCCCACGCAAAGCGCCTGCAGAAGGAGGATGGACTTGTTGATATTTACGTGGTCGACATGTACAAGTGGCTTTTGATCCCGCCTGATCGGGACAAGATCCAGGATGTTCACTACGCGAATGAGAAACTCGAGGAGATTATGGTCAAGTACCGTGAGAATCAGTCACAGGCGGCCGCCATGTTCGAGAAGCGCAAGCGTGACATGACCGCCAAGCCGCTCGATGGTCCGTACCCGTACATCGACCCTTCGGACGAAAACTCCAAGTTTTACAACCGTCCTGACGTTCCGCCCATCCCGCACCCTTCTGAGATTTTCGAGAAACTCAAGGAAGAGTTCCCGACCAAGGATGAGGACGTTCTGCGTCGCATGGCCGATGCAGAGGTCGCCACGGAGATTGCCCGGCGCAAGAAGGAGGAGGAGGACCGGCGCGCGGCCGTCGCCACGGAGCCCGCGGCTCTCGAGCCAGTCAGCGAGGAGTCCGAGGTTGTTCCCGTTGCTTGAAAAAAATATACGTACCTAAAAGATGTGGCTGACGATCATAGGTCTTTTAATCATTCTTTGGCTCCTCATGACGGCCTATAACGTTTTGCCCCGCGCGGTCCCCCCGCCATCTATCGGGGACACGAGCGAAGCACGCCCGCCCTACTACGATACTGATTTTTTGCTTAAAGAAACTGATACGCAAAGACGCGAAGGTGCGTGGGTCGGATTCCTCCAAGAGGATGTGTACAAAGACCGAACAGGTCCGATCGGTGATTTCGTAGGAAACGATTCACCGAGCGGGAAAGCCCCACTCTATTTTATTTCGTAGTGCCGCTTACTTGGCATGAATTACCACAGGTCTCATTGACATGAGCATCCCCATGATGATGATACCTATGGCGACACCGATCAAAATCTTATTATCAACAAAAAATTCACTTTTTCTTTGTGACGGCTGCGGGAGCTCCACGCCGAGAGACGGGAACCTTGGCGGGGGCGGGGGTCCCTCGAGCCACTGGGGCTCGTACTCCTCCTGCTGCTGAGTCTGAGTCTGATTCGCTTCCATTATTGTCCTCGCCACTCTCGCTTTTATCTTCGACTATAAAGTCATCCAGATCCGAGTCGTCCTCATCGTCCTCCATCTCCGACTCGCTAAACGCCACGTGAGAACTCACGTCCGACTCGGCCTCGTCATACTCGTCACTTGCATAGTCGTCCTCGACTTGCTCCACGGGCTCGTAGCGAACAGGGGGCTTGGAGACGCGCCCGGACCGCGTGCGCAGCCCTGCAGGCTCAGGAGCGGGTCCGGCCGACAAATCCGTTGCCGACGGCAATTCCAGTTGGGTTGACATATATTGTATCCATAGGTTTTGAATCGTTTAAGTAATACGTGAATGGCTGATCTGGAATAACTTCGTTCAAGAATTTAGGTCTCTTGGGCCCCACGACGAGCTCCCCTTCGTAACCGAGCCTATCTGCCAGCGAATTGAGCTCATCCGTGAAGTTTGTATTCATGAGCCCCAGGTTCCTGACGTGCTCGACCGCCTGATACAAGTGCTCGACCTGGAGCCCCTTGTCAAACTCGCGAATCTCCGTCAGGAACAACGTCCATTCGTTCGGATCCAGTCCCGAGTACGTGTGGACCTTTTCCTCGAAGGCTCGGAAACGACCCGCGCCAGGACGAGGGAAGAAGGTCCACAGCACGAGGACGAGGAGAAGCATCCACACGAGGATGTTCATTACTGATACTTGGCGGGAGAAAATGCTCACGGCCCTGGAACTCAAGGCACTCTTCGTTGAGACACTTTTGCTGGATCGTTCCGTTGAGTATATAGAACCATACGTGATTCGATTTGTGTTCGGCCTGGATCCTTTCACACCATTTCGAGTCCGTCTCGACATAGAGCCCCTTGCCCTCTCCCCTCTTTGTACGTCTGACCGCCTTGACTCGAGCCCCGGCCTGACCATCCATGTTCTGACGTATGAAACGCTCGAGGCCCGACTCGTTCAGGCCCGGAGAGGCTTTCGCACGCGTCTGCGCACCGCCTAGGGTCCTGACTGAAAACATCTTGAGCGTCTCGAGCCTGGGTGTTGCGTCGAGGCGTTCGCCCGAGGGCACGGACTTCCAAGGAACGTACGGTCGGCCCTCGGGTTTCTTGTGTGACCAGAGACACCGAAGTCCAGACCCTCCATAGACGCTCTGGTCTATCGTCTGGTCCCAGTGTGCCCCGGAGCCAAGTCCGAGCAAGATGCGTGTTCGAAGCGCCAAAGCCTGGTTTTTGTCCGTGACGAGATCTGGCCAGTGCAAGTGCAGGCCCGACTTGATGAGACCCTCCTTGTCCCTTCGGACCGGGGCTCGGGCCGACACACACCGACCCGGGTCACCCACGGATTCCCATATACGTCGACACAGATCCATGGCGTCCTCATCTTCAAGGATTCTGTCCGACTTGAAATCCACATCAACAAAAAATTTAAAAAATTCTGTTTTTTGTTCAACGACATACAACTTCTTCCCTGACGAGAGGTCCATGAGGTACGCGGACCAAAATGCGTCGAGATCTGCGTCAGGAACATGGAGTTGGCCCCCATTCATGAGAACGTGTGTAGGGCTCTCACCCGATTTGAGGTTCCATCGTTCTATCATCGTGAAGATCAGGTGCCCCTACTCTCTAACCTCGACCGAAAAAATAATCAAAGGCTGATTTGGGCGCCACGGGCTCGGGCTCTGCAGCAGCCGGTTGCTCCTCGGCCACGCGCTTCTTCTCCTCCTCAATCTCTATCCAGTGATGGATCTGCTGAATAGAGTACTTGAAAAGGTCCGAGGGGGACGTGGAGTCATCGTTGCGCAGATTCAAAAGTCGGACGATAAGCTGTTCCTTCTTTTGAGTCATTTATAACGTTTCAGGAATTTAAAATAGAAACCGGGCCGCATTCCCGAGTCTGCGGGACTCGGCTCCGCCTCGGCGCTCTAGGCCCTCAAGAAAAACGTCTGTTTCTCGGGCGTCCTGAGAACCTTGTGAAACTGGGGGTTCTTGAGCACATGGGTCCTGATCATTTCCCATAGGTCGCGACGCCCCGTGATTCCTTCGAGCGTATCGAAATCACAAGAATCATTCTCGTCGTAATTTTTGCGAAAGGGAACCTCGTGTCCCTCCATTTTCTCCCTTTCTTGATTGAATTTCGTGACAATCTGACTCTGTTCTGTTGACGTCATCGGGACGTCAAGGACGTATACGTGATACACGTTATTTACGCCATCAGAATCCTTGAAGGAAAAACTGAAATAGGAATACGTTCCCTTTTTCAGATTTATGATCCCCCGAGTCTCTTCTTCAAGTTCACGAATTGCGCATCGCAAAGGATTGAATATCTCACGACGGCGGCACCCGCCCGTGACAAATGTCCATTCCTTGTAGCGCCTATCGTGGACCAAGAGAAACTTGGGCGGACCGCCATCACTACTGTAGCTTACCGGAACTGCTATGCTCTTGTGTCGTTCCGTCGGAAAGTGGTCCTTCTGAGACTGCTGCATTTCTGGCGTCTCCTAATCTTGGCCCATCAAAATATTTCGAGAGGTTCTGCGTGCTCGGATCGTACGTGACCAAAAACACGAGACCCAAAAGCAGGACCCAAGGCCAGTACTGCATCCTGTAGTAAAGTACCCATAAAATTTACGAGGCGTAGAGAACCGAGCCCATTCCCTTCTGCACGCGCAACACGTTATAGTTTACGCTATAAATGTAAGGGTAGCTCACAGACGGGTTCGCGAGGGCCGCCAGACCGCCCGAGAGCATGGTCGGCACCACGAGGCGGTACGTGTCCAGCCGAGAGAAGTTGAGGGTTCCGGTCGGCTGCAGCTTGCTCGTGTCCAGGCAGTAAGGGATGACCAGGACTGGGGTCTGGCTGTGCGCCCCGAGGTAGCCGTACTGGGTATGGTAGTACTGATTAGCATCGGTAAAGGCGGGCAGAGGCCGAGACTCCCCGACATCCACACCGTTAATCTGCACCTTGAGCTGGTAGTTGGCGGCGTTGGCCGAGCCCAGACCAGTCTGGTAAATGGAGCCGTACTGCTGAGACTGGAAGGCCAGGAACTTGACCGGGTGGGCCAGAGCCAACTCCTGAACAGCCTGGGAACTCAGAGGCACGCGCTGGACCTGGGTAATCAGCAAGTCATGGGAGTTCTGGGCAAAGTACTCGCGCTCGGCCTGGTCCAGGTACACAAAGTTGGCCCAGAGCTGGAAGGTCAGGCCCGCGTAGGTCAGGTTCTGAGAGCTCGTCGAGCTCACGAAAGACACGAGCGTCTGAGGCAGGATGGTCGTGGTGCTGGTCGTGGCCGGGAAGGCCACCGTGAAGGTCGTCGAGGTGACATTCGTCACGTAGACGGGACCGGGCAGGGGCAGACCCACCACGATGTTCCCGACAGTGATGCCCGAAGAGCGGAGCTGGCTCACGTACGACAGGGTTGCTGTGGTGCCGGCCGGGATGGTCGCGGTGGTCACGAGGGCCGAAGCGTTCGGGAGCCAGAACCCGAGATTCGTGCCAGTCTGGTACTCGCTCGTGATGTTCGCCGAAGCGGTATTCGCAAAAGACACAACGGCGTTGGACAGACCCGTGGAGCTGACGTTAGACATGGACTGCACGACAGACAGGCCGTTCGCGCTCAGAATGTCCGAGGTCGCCGCCACGTTGCCGACCACGAGTCCTGAAGACAGGGGACCGACAAAGGTGTTGCTGGTCAGGACCAGGTTGGCCGTGTTGCTCGAGGCGGCGAACCCGGCGCCGTTACCCGTGACAACAGACGCCGCCACGTTAGCACTCGCGTACGGGTTGCCCATGTTGGTCGCGGTAGGGGCGCCAAAGTTCACCTGGCTGCTGAGGCCGCTCGACCACGTGATGCGGAGCTCAACATCGTGGTACTGCAGGGCCACGAGGGGCAGGCTCACGGACCAGTCTTTACAGAAGAAGAACTTGAGAGGGAAGAAATTGTTCGCCTTGTTGGTCGGGCCCGTCGGGGTCAGGGTCTCGTTGTTCAGGTAGCGCTGGTTGAAGGTCTGGGCGCCGGTGCACGGCTCGATGTCCGTCATGTAGTTGAAGTCCTGCAGATCAATCACCTGGCCACCAATCAGGAGCTCCACACGATCAATCACCTTGGACCAGTCCAGATTCTGGACCTGAGCACCGTTCTGATCACGAGCAGTAAGATACAAGTAAGACAGAAGATCACCCTTCTTCTCGAACCGAACCATGGAAATGGACCCCGGGGTCGGCTGGCCCTGGATAATCTGACGCTCGATGGACGAGGCGTAGTGGGTATACCGCTTGTAGTTGGAACGAAAAAAGGAAACCTCCGGTTGACCCGTCAGCCACGTGTCCTGGGCACCAGTCGCGACGAGCTGGACAATTCCTCCACTCATTTTACTAGAAGACACAGAGTTTTTTCAGGGCTCACGACGCAGCCCAGATGGGTGATGCCAGCGGGTTCCCTGTAATCTGGTCCCGGGCAAGGTTCAGATTTTGGTTGGAGGCTAACGGATTCTTATTGGACTTGGCGTTATTGAGACTCCAGTTCTCGGGCGCCTTGTACGGTCCGCCACCTCCTGCGGCGTACAAATTCATGGGGCCTGGCTGGAGCGGGATGGACTCTTCGCGGACCTGGGTCGCTGCGCCCACCTGGCCCTGAGGGTCCGCGCGGACATTCATGCGTTGACCGTTTCCGGGCCGGTCTGGGTTCACGCGGTTTCCGGTCGAGTGGGGAAGGCTCGTGTCGGTGAGACCCCGTGAATACGGCTGGTAGACCTGAGCGTACTGACCCGGGCCGAGTCCGAGCGTGTCGAATCGCGGGCCCGTCTCTTGACGAATGGTCGTCGCGCGCGTCTTGATGTTGTCCGGACGACCCTCGGGTGCCCGAATGATACCCTGGCCCTGACCGCTGTTCTGGGCCGGAGGGCGGTACCATGACTTGGTCGTCTTGGCCTGGTGGCTCATGGACCCGTTGATGAGCCCAGAACCAGTCGGGAACTCTGTGCCGCCGCTCTTCACGAAGTAGCTGGCCGGTCCCTTTTCGCCTGGCAAGGTCACGAGCTTCTCCTCGTTCACGTTGTTCGGCAAGGCCCGGAAGAACTGCTGGAACCCACCGATGGCCGGAACGTTCGGGGCGACACCCAGACCTGGGCCGACATTCTTGCGCTCGATGGGTGCGAGGTTGTTCTGCTTATTCGTGACGTTCTCACGGTTATACAGGTCGTACACGGGCTCTCCGTGCGGGTACCTGTTCGCCATCGGGGACCAGTCCTGGAGGCTCGACACCGCCTCCTTCGGCGGGAGGTAA